GGTGCTTTTCTATATGGGTGCTTTGGTGGGAACAGCTCCATCGTTTTGCCCGGATTATAGCGGAACATTCTCTGCTTTACTCCGTCGGTGCAGTTGTCGCCTCTGAGCATTGCCATAGCAGGGTCAGATGTCGGATATTTGCCTTTGCGTACCTGTACGACAGTACAACGGCAGTTCCAACCGTTAGGTGGGAAATACTTATCCCAGAACGGATCGGAAGCCGGCAGTGTCGTTTCGTGTAGCAATGCGTGTTCCTCTCGCACCTTGCCATCGTTGGCCGTTCGGTACTGCAAATCGTAACGGTCCCCGTCTTGCTCAAAATCGTGCCATTTGGCAGCCATTAGTGAGGTGCCGACAGCGTGGTTATATTCTGCATACAGGTAGTTATGGTTATACATTTGGTTTATCTTCTTGACATCGGTCATAAAGTCGTTAAATGGCTTTATTTCGCCTTTGTCCGTAACCATAGACAACCCTATTTCACGCATTGAGTGAAATGTCTTGAAACCTGAGAATATAAACGCATTATTTTCGAGTGCATAGCGCACAGTTGCAGGGACTTCGTGCGGCAGTCCACTGTCGATGGCAGTTGAAAGAACACGCAGCGTTTCGTTTATAACAGCCCTTGCGGCAGGGTCTTCGAGTTGTGAAATGTCAAAGCCTCCATTCTCGTACACCAATGACGCAGCAGCTTCAAAGAGGGAGTCGTCAAACTCAAAAGGTTTTTTCTTGTCGGCTAACTGCAAGATGTCATCACTGTATAGCGACCGCAGGGCGGTATTAAATGCCCCGTATTGACTGCGTCGAAACCCTGCATCACTCGTTGAAAATGCAAGTGAACTTTCATTCACTCGTTCGCACGCGCTTTGTTGGCGTAGCCCCACGCCTGCGGTGGGGCTTATCCGAAAAAAGCGTCAGGCTGTGTTTTTGCTTTTCGTACCCCTGTGATTTGTACATTGTATTTGTCAATGAAATACTGCGGGTCAATCTCGTAGTATTCCAATAGAACGCGTTCCAGTTCTCGCTGTTCGGCAGGGCTGAATGTGGCAGCATTGTCCCACTCAAAGGAAAGTCCTTTGACAGGGAAACCGTGCATAGCCATAAGAGGCAGCAGCTTGTCATTTACGATGCAGGCAATTAGTCGTGCATCGGCAGCAATAACATCCTCGAAAATTTCAAGGTGGGTTTCAGACTGCGACAATGAGGACCCGCTGTCGATGGTCATAGTCTGCATAAGCGTACCCTTTGACAGCTCGCTGTTACACCTATCTACACGCTTGTCATAGACATTGTAAGCGTCGCCCCGGCTACTCTCTTTAATCTCAATTTCTGTGCCCTCAGGGAACAATGCCCAAAACGCTGCACCCATATTTTCAAGTGACTGCTCGATACGGCTGCGCTCCTTTGCGTCTTGGGTGTTGGTGCGTGCCACACGCATAGGAGCTCCGAATATCTCTCCGAACATATCCCAGAATGCCAGCATATTCTTTTTGCTTATGCAGGCAGGTGCACACTTTAAGAGCAGACCGAGATCACGAGGCTTGCCAACCTCAATGCACCAGTTTGCAAAATCCCCCTCTTTATAGCTGATACCGTCTTTGGGGTCGTCTGAAGCTTCGCGCAGTATTACACCAAATTCAGGGCATACGTGTTTGCGAGGCACCAGCTCCACACCGTTAAAACGCAAGCCGTCGGCATCGGTTACGATGTCGCCCAACTGAATGAGACTGTGCCCCCAGAAACGGCTGTCAAGAGCAAGATCCATAAAATCAAAAAACCACTCTTTTTTAAGCAAGGCTGTTGCCTGTTCGTTCTCTTTGCCGTCTTTGCCTATCAGGCGGAACTCCTTTTGCAAGGTTTTTCCCTTACGCTGACCGATACAACCGGTTAGGTGCAAGTCCACAAGGCAGTCGGTGTAAATGTCGTATAATACGCCCCTTTTAGGGTTGTCTATGCCGATAGCCATCTGCCAGGCTTGACGCCAGGTTGCAATGTCCTTTTTTGTAAGGCTGTCTGTCTGCTGTATAAGTTGAGCAGTCAGTTTTATACCTTGACGGCTTTTTGCAAATTGTGCCAGCCTTGCCATTTCAGCACTTGTGCCCGGTTTGCCGGTAAAGAGCTGTCGAATATTGTTGATTAAATCCATTTTAATTGCTGATTAAATACCGTTTAATAATCGTATTTGTTTGGTGGCATTGAGCCAAAGCGTACAGGGTTGTTTGCGTCAGTGTTCCCGTCGCAACTTACATAGGTGGGCAAGTCCGGTGATGCTTTGGAGGATTGCACATCACGCAGCCATTTGATACTGTCATTGTATAGGCATTCACGCCTTTCGTGCCCCATAGATTGAGGCAAACGGTGTATCATAAGCCACAGCGTTATATTAACGGCACATTGTACCAGCATAGCGTTGCGGTCTTCGCCCTCAGCAGCAAAAGCCCTTTCCATATCGTAGCGGTGGCGTGTGTAGCTGCTTATCTGCTCCATTGCTGCACGTTCCGCTGTAAGGCGGTCATCGGTAAGAGCCGACAACTGCTCCATTTCAAACTCGGTGCATACACTGCGGTAATCTTCGACTGTCAGAAACATTCGGCTTATCGTTTAGGGTATGCAATATAAATGGCGCACTTGCACGCTGTTTCGGGTGTGAAGTCCTTTGAAAAGCGGTGCTGTCTTATCAACTGTTTAATGCCCTGCATTGAAACAACCACAGGCTTGCCGTTGAAGACTAAAACAAGAAACTTTTTACCGTACAGTGCGGCATCACTTTTTGCCTTTTTGATAGCACGCTTTTTACGCCAATCAAATAGCAGGGCTTTGAAATACTTCTTTACCATAATATATTTTTTGCATTATTCCGTCTGCCGAATGACGGGGTGAAACTATTAACTCTCGTATGCTTCTGCAAATACCATATTGCACCCTCGTCGGCGTCGGGTGCGTCATCGTGCCCTCGCATACCCTTTTCAAATGCGAGTGTCTGGTCGATACCTGCCAGCATATCGGGGTCGTTCTTTTCGTCTTCGTTGTATGTTACAAAACCGCGTTCCCACAATGGGCTTATTGCTTCCACACGCTGGAACTTGTCTGGCTTTTTACGCTTGTCGCCGCTGATGGGGAGCTGGTACCCTCTCAAATCTCCCTCACGGCGGAACTCGTCAAGGATAGTGTCCTGCATAAAGTTCGCCTCCATATACCATTTAATGGCAATACCCTTTTCTAATGACCATTCGTAGAGGTCATAAAGCCAGCGTACCATTTCGGCAACGCTGCACTGACGCACGAACGCTTTGATGTGCCATAGTTGTGAGCCAACTTTGCCCCAAAGTTTTGCGGCTTTGTAGTCGTTCTTTGTTGTTCCTTTGAAAGATGGGTCTATATACAGGACAAGTTCCTCAAACTTTTTAAGGTCTGGCAGCTTGCCCCATTTTATCCAATCTTGGCGGAATACTGCACCCTCTGTTATGGGGTTGTTCATATACTCTTTTTGGAATGACCTGTAACCCTGGAAGCGTTCAATGGCTTTTACCTCGTCAGGGGTCCATTTGGCAGCCCACGACACATTACCGTTCTTGTCCCAGATATTGACCTGTGAAACGTGTACGCCGTCAGTGGCAGCAATATTGGCCAATACGCTGTTTTTGGCAATGAGGTTGCCCACCATAATAAAGCGGCCACGACCACCGTCAAGCGCACCGAACAGTGCCTCTTTTACCCAGTTGGTAAGGCGTGTTACGCGTGCTGGGCTTTCGCAAAGCTCGTCATCGTCAAGGTCATCAATGACAATGTAGTCAGGGCGGTGGCTGCGATAACGGAGACCACGAGGCGACTGCCCTCTACCGCGTGCAAAAAATGCTGTGCCGTCTTTTGTAACAAACTCGCCACCTTCCCACGACCCATTATTGTATTGTTGCCCGAAGTCGTGAATATAACGCTGGTTGAATTGTAACTCTGCCTGAATATCGGCAAGCAGGGTGTTTGCGTTGTCCTCACTTTTGCCTACCAATACCATAACATTAAGCTGCTTGACCTCTTGGCATTTCAGCCATAGGGGTATGAAAATATCGAGGTGTGTAGATTTTGCTGCTCCTCGATGCCATTTGAACACAGCTTTTAAGTTGTGCTCTTTTTTTACTTTATTAGCTGCCTTGATATGGAAATCGGCACAGGGCGTTGTCTTCCCTGTTTCGGGGTTTACGGTATAGTGTGGGAAGTAATAAGCCACAAAGGCAGCATAATCGCCACGTACTTTTTTGATACGGGCAAGTTTATCCTTTTCACTCTCTGCTACATTTATGGTGGTCGAGTTCTGCACCGTTTCACAGTGCTTTTTCCATTGTTCAATGGCTTCAAGTAATTGTGCTTTTGTTGCCATAGGTTATTTAATTAAACTTGCTTTGGAGCAGTTCGGTGATATACAAATCGTGGTACTTGTTGATTGTACGCAACAGCTCAGGGGTAACATCATCGTCAAACGACATACGGAATTGCAACCACTTGCTGAAAGCCATAAAAACCTCTACCACATCCACGATGCTTGCCTTTTTGTCAAGGCGTTCAATAGTGGTGGATAGTTTTGCCAATTTGTCGCCCAGTCCGTTTATTGCTTCCGGATCTTCACTTTCGTTTACCTGCTCAATCAACTTGTTGATGGTAAGCAGTAGTTTGTTTACCAGTTCCGGACGTGTGATGTTGGAAGCTGCACGCTGTTCCTGCCAGCCTCCGTCGTTTACCCACTTGGTTATTGTCTGTGCAGACACTCCTGTTTTGTCAGCAATAATTTTCTGCTGTTCACCCTGCATAAAAAGCAAACGGGCATACTCTTTTTTCTCTTCGAGCTCTTTTTTTGTCTTTTTCATTCATAATTAAAAGTTATTGAAACTGCCCATTTGGGGCTTGAAAACAGTGCAAATTTCTTGTAATTCTCGCGTATTATAAAAAAGAGTGTCAAAGTTTTACACTCTTTTTTGACAGGTCTTTCAAAAGGCAGAAATTTGCCTCAGAATATCGCGGGATAGAGCAGTTGGTAGCTCGTGAGGTTCATTCCCTCAAGGTCGGCGGTTCGAGTCCGTCTCCCGCTACAAAACCAATGGTGGGGCCCGAAAGCCTGACGAGGTCGTAGGGCCATTGAAATTAAAGTTTAATAAATGGCAAAAGAAGTAATCATAAGCACAAGCGGTTTGAATTGTTACGGCAGCCGTGTGCTTACGTCAGGCATAGACCTGACACAGTATCAGAAAAATCCCGTGCTACTGTGGATGCACCGCCGTAGTTACAATGGCAAGGATATGCCTATCGGGCGAATGGAGAACTTGCGTATTGACGGCGACCGTCTAATCGGCACCCCAGTATTCGACGAAAATGATGAGTTTGCAAAGCAGATAGCAAGCAAGTGGGAAAATGGTTTTTTGCGTATGGCGTCAGCCGGTATTGAGATAGTGGAAACAAGCGATGCCCCTGAACACCTTTTGCAAGGACAAACAAGGGCAACCATAACACGCTGCAAGCTGGAAGAGGTCAGCATTGTGGATATTGGCGGCAATGACGAAGCTTTGCAATTATATGGGACAGATGGCAAACTGATGACGCTTGCCTCAGGTGAGAATTGCGACCATTTGCCCCTGTTGCTTAATAAAGAACACGCAGAGGGAACTGCCCCCGAAGCGTCATTTAATAATCAAAATAATAACAACAGTATGAACAAAGAGATTTTGCAACTGCTCGGTTTGTCAGAGACAGCCAGCGAGCAGGAAGCAGTAAACGCATTGCGTTTGCTGAAAGAAAAGGCGGACAAGGCCGAAAGCCTCCAGCTCGCCAGCATTAACGCCCTTGTTGATGGTGCGGTCGCCGACAAGCGTATCACAGCGGATAAAAAGGAGCATTTCGTAAATCTTGGCAAGTCCTCAGGCATTGAGGCTTTGCGTACCACATTGGAGCTGATGCAGCCACAGCGTAAGCCCACAGAGGTAATCCATCAGACAACGGACCAGCCCGCAGGTGGTGAGCACAAGACTTATGCAAAGCTTTCCGATGTCCCGGCAAGTGAAATCCCCTCCCTCAAAGAGAGCAATCCCACAGAGTACGCACGCCTGTATAAGGCCGAGTATGGTGTAGAAGTCTAACCTTAAACAATTATTTAACAGGAATGAAACGTATTTTATTGGCTTGTTTAAGCCTGATTTGTGCCGTTGCTTTCAATAGTGCAGCCGGTGCAACCATCGCAACTGTTGTAGGTGTAGCCCCCGCAACCGGTGCTATTGCGGGAAATGTCATCTCACTTCTCGCAGGAAACTTTATCCCTGCCGGTGTTCTCCCTGCCGGTGTCTTTACGGAGATATGGACAGGCGAGATGATTAAGGCGTTCCGTACAGCATCCGAAAGTCTTGGCTGGTATGACCGCATTAAGAGTTATGACCAGTATGTAAGCAATGATGTTATCCACTTTACCGAGTTGGGCGGTGATCCTACTGTCCTTGTGAATAACAAGACCTATCCGCTGAATATTGAGGCATTAGAGGATGCGGATAAGCCTATTTCATTGGATTACTACGATACAACCGCAACCCCTGTAACCGATGACGAGCTTCACGCTTGCAGTTATGATAAGATGGCAAGTGTTCAGGAGAGACACCGTGAGGCGTTGCGTGAGAAAATCCACGAGAAAGCAATCCACGCCATTGCCCCGAGTGCACACACTGCCAACACCCCTGTATTGCTTACAACGGGTGAGGCGACAACTGACGGCACACGCAAGCGTTTGACATTTGCCGATCTATTGGCAGCGAAAGAGGCTTGTGATAAAATGAAGATGCCTAAAAAGGACCGTATCCTTGTGCTTTGCAGCGAACACGTAAACGACTTGCTTGCTACCGAGCAGAAGTTCAAAGAGCATTACAACATTAACCAGACGGAGGGTAAGATTGCACGCTTGTACGGTTTCGATATTTACGAGTATGACAGCACACCTTATTACAAGGTTTCTGGCAAGTCTAAACTTGCGTGGGGTGCAGTTCCTGCTTCTGCAACTGACCGCCAGGCTTCGGTCTTCTACTATAATGGCCGAATGATGAAAGCCAACGGCTCTGTGCAGTTCTACCACAGCGAAGCTTCAAAGGATACTTTGTACCACCGCAACCTCGTGAACTTCCGCAAGTGGGGCATTTGCTTGCCTTTGAAAGCAGAGAACAGCGTCGGTGCAATCGTAAGTGCATTGAACGCCTAACAGCAACTAACCGATGGCAAAGAAACTGAAATATCTTGTTATCCATTGCACAGCCACCCCTGAGGGGCGTGAGGTAAGTGCCGCCGACATTAAGCGGTGGCACACCTCAGCACCCCCTGTGGGTCGTGGTTGGAAACAAGTCGGCTACACAGACCTTTTCCATCTTGACGGAACAGTGGAACGCTTGGTCGCCAATAACGAAGACGCCAATGTGGATCCTTGGGAAATAACAAACGGAGCAGCAGGTTACAACAGCATAAGCAGGCACATTGTTTACGCC